CCATCAATGGATGATTATCTTGAAGAATTACTTGATACCGCAGGACAAAAGAATTTTATTCCACCAATAGAAATAAAACAGCGTGAACATGAATTTAAATATGTATCATATAGACCAAAAAAGAAACAGGAGGGTAAAATAGAATCAAATATATCCAAAAATTGTTTTGAAGGATACCTCACTCCAGAATGTAAGAATTGTTCTAATTGGGGGAATGGTAGTAATGGTAATTATGGTTGTACAATGCACTTTCCGATAGATTGGTGCGAAGCATTTGCAGAAGTAATAGCAAAGAGGGATAAAGAATAATGGTAAAGCACGTTTATATTTGCGACAGATGTGGCAAGGAAATGACTGAAGATGAAGTAGTTACAATAAATCAACACGGAATGTTTGATTTATGAGTATTAAAGCAGAATGGAATATGCAAAGGATGTTATAGAGGATTAAGGCGATATTTAGGCGATTCAAAATATGAGGAGGATAATGAATGTACTGTGAAGAATGTGGTAAAAGAATGAAGTGTATGGATAGTTTTTGTGAAGCTACTGAAAATATTGTAGCTAGAAAATATAAATGTTTTAATTGTAACACTTATATTTATACTACAGAAATGTTTGATAAGTCAGCTAAAGAATTATTTAGTGTGCGAAATAAAGAAAGATATATGACAAAAACTACTTGTAATATGTGATGAAATATAATATAATACTTTTGGGAGGTGTTATGTTATATGACTGACGAAACATTAGCAAGTGAATTATTGCACCAGATAAAGATGAATGCAAGACGGTGGTTTATAGCGTTTTGCATTATGGTAGGAATTGAAATATTAACAGTAGTTGGATTTTTATGGTACATAAGTCTTCCTATTGAGGAAGTTCAAATAGAAAATCAAAGCGGTAATGCTACTTATATTGGCAGAGATTTAGAGGGAGGACTATATAATGGCGAAGATAACTGTAAGAAAGAGAGCAGTGAGGTCGAGAAGTAGAGCGAGTAGAGGTCATAGACGCAGGAGAAGATAAATGGCTAAAGCATTTGGACCGCAGATTAAAAAACTTCAAAAGGCTATCAACGAAAAGTTTAATGCTAAGATACTCATAAATAAGACGCAGTATTATAGTGAAAAAGCTGATAGGCCTTTGGAGTTATTGATCGTTAAAAAAGCGGTATGGGACGAGAATAAGGAACGATATAGGAATGTTGAATTATTCAGTTCTCCGTCAGATGTTCAGATAGTCTTATGGCTTAGAGATTATTGGTATGAACTTAATGGTTGGGAAGTTCCCGCTGATAACGAAGAGTGGAATGAAGCAAAAGCAAATTACGAAAGACGACATAATGCTTGAAGGAGGATGTAGTGATGGCAACAAAACAGAGAGAAGTGAAGCAATGGATTACTGTTAATGGTGTTCATGTGCCTGTGTTTGAAGGTGAAAGTAAAGCGGATGCAGTAAAGAAAGTTACTGGCCAGGATGTACCGGAAAGATTGCGTAAATTACGTGAAGAACGCAATAAAGCCGAATCTGAAATGTTAAATCCTCATAAGGAAGCGGCTAAAAATGAATCAAAACAAACAGAAGAACAAAAAATCATATCAAAAAATGAAGATGAAAAAGAAAAGCAAATAGCAGATAATAAAAAGCAGGCAGAAAATTCAGAGAAACAGAATGGTCGACCTTTTGAATCATATTCTACAGATCAACTTCAAAAAACTTATTCACAGTATATGCAGGCAGGGAATGCAGAAGGTGCTAATGCAATAACGAAAGAATTGGCAGAAAGGAATAAACAATCAAGCGGTGATGTTAATAAACAACTTGATAATATAGGCAAACAAATAAGAGCTTCTCATAATCGTGATGAGATACATAAATTAGAACGTGAAAGAGATAAGCTAGTGCAGGAGCGTGGAAGAAAGGTACAGAAGTCGAGAATAGATAGTATGTATTCACAATATTCCCAAAGATTTAGTGTAGACCCTAATAACTGGTTACAGTATGGACAAGAGGGTAAAGATGCATATTATCGTTATAAAGAAGCAGTAGAGCAATATGAACCGGATAGAATAAAAAGAGCAAAGTATTTCAAGGACAGGAGAAAGTTCTAATATGAGTAGTAATAAGGATAAAAACCTTAAAAAACTCACAATAAAAGAAAAAGCTTTCTGTAGAGAATATGCCAAGACAGGAAATGGATTGCAGTCCATTAAGAAAGCCGGATATAGATATAAGACGGATAATAGTGCTACAAATGCCGCTTCAATGCTTCTAAGGAAACCACTTATCAGCGCTGAAATTACCCGACTTATGGAGAAAAAAGAAGAACATGCCATAATGTCAGCTACTGAGGTAATGGAGATGTTCACCAAGATAGCAAATGGTGAAATCAAAGACCAGTTTGGTCTGGACGCGAGTTTAAATGACAGGCTAAAGGCATTACAGGAGTTAGCAAAACGCACTGTTGATATTGAGAACAGGATCAAAGGAGTACCTGACGGAAATATCAACATAAAACTCGATTGGTCAGAATGATGTAATAATATAGCGGTATCGCCAAATGGTAAGGCATGAGATTTTGGTTCTCATTATTGCAGGTTCGAGTCCTGCTACCGTTGTTGGTTTTCTTAGTCACTCATATTAAACAACCTTCTTTGAGACAGTTTAGTCCATAGCCCGAGTCTTTCTGTAAAAAAGATGTGTGCTTATTATAGCGGGATGGAGGAGCGGTTCCTCGTTTGGCTCATGACCAAAAGACATAGGTTCAAATCCTATTCCCGCAATCATTGGAAGGAGGGATAATACAATGCAGAGTATAAACATACCATTGAAAGATTGTATTATCCCTATGTATTTTTCAGTATTAAAAGATATATTAAAGCATGACCATACGCATTATGTATTTCCTGGAGGACGTGGTAGTACGAAATCATCGTTCGTGGGTATTACAATACCATTATTGATAATACAGAATCCAGAATGTCATGCGGTATGTTTTAGGAAGATAGCAAACACGATACAGACAAGCATATTTCCTCAAATAATATGGGGTATATATCAGCTTGGGTTGGAGAGATTTTTTACCATACCAAAAACATATAGCACGCCTATCATATATAATCCAACTGGTCAGCGAATAATGTTTATGGGATTAGATGATCCTATGAAAGTAAAATCAATTAAATTACCGTTCGGGTATATAGGTATTGATTGGTTTGAAGAACTTGACCAGTACAGTGGTGAAAATGAATTGCGTATTGTAACTCAGTCGACTATGCGTGGCGGAGACAAGTTTTGGGATTTTCGTACATTTAACCCGCCTATCAGCAAAAATAACTGGGCGAATGAATATACAGAGGATTGTGAACTATATAGGGAAAACGACACTCTTGTCGTACGAAATACATATTTAGATGTGCCTAAGCACTGGCTTGGAGAACAGTTTTTTGAAGAAGCTCAAATGCTTAAGGACATAAACGAAAGAGCATATATTCACGAGTATTTAGGACAAGCGATAGGTACTGGCGGAGATGTATTTCCTAATGTGGCAGAATTTGATAGTCATGCTGTTATAGATTATGGTGATAGAAAGATTCCGATAATTGATACATTCGATAATGTTTATAATGGTATTGACTGGGGCTTTGCATTAGATCCGTTTCGGTTTGTTAAATTGCATTTTGATAGAAAACATTTGGACTTGTATATCTTCCGGGAATATAATACAGTAAAGACAAGGAATGAAGAAGTCTATAACATACTGTATAATGATATGAAGTTAGTACGAAATGATGAACAAGTGACGGCAGATAGCGCAGAACCCAAGTCAATAGCAGACTTCAAGGCATACGGTGCATTTATACGTCCGGCAGATAAAGGGCCTGAAAGCGTAAGATATGGTATTAAGTGGCTCCAGTCATTAAGACATATATACATAGACAAGAAAGAATGTCCCGAAACTTATCGGGAATTTGTTAATTACGAATACGAGCAAGACAGAGATGGAAACTTTATCAGCGCTTATCCGGATGCAGATAATCACGGTATAGATGCTACAAGATATGCATTGGAGAAGTATTATAATAGAAAGGGTAATTAATATGGATATAAAGCAGGAATGTCATAATATAGCTGATACCTACGGATACCCAGCTCAGAGTGGTCAGTTAATAGAGGAATGTGCGGAACTAATTCAGGCTATAAGCAAATACAAGAGAGCCAAGACCGCAGAGGAACAGCATGTTGCGTTTAGTCATTATCTGGAAGAAATAGCAGATGTGGAGATAATGTTGGAACAGGTTAAGTATCTAATTGGCATTAAGGAAGATGAATTAGAAGGTATAAAGGAATATAAATTACATCGACAGCTAAGCAGGATTAAGGAGGATTAACCAATGCCAAAATTCAGTATTATAGTGCCGCTCCATAATTCAGCAGACTTCTGTAGGAAGTGTTTGGATAGTATAAAGCAACAAACCTTTACCGATTATGAACTGATTATAGTATGTGATAAGTGTTCCGATGATAGTGCTAATGTAGCCAGGGAATACACCGATCATGTTATTATAACCGAGTATGGAAATGACGGCATGAGTCGAAATGCCGGACTTGACGAAGCCTGCGGCGAGTGGGTACTGTTTTTGGATGACGATGACTGGTGGTTGCATGAATATGTATTGGAACAGATAGATGGTAAATTAAAAGAAGTTGGAGCAATAGACTTGTTATGCTTCAGCTTTATTTTCAAGCATTGGATGTACGCTTCGCCGAGGCATCCAACTGGCGGGTTATGGATTGCAATATGGTGCAAGTGCTGGAAAAGGTCGTTTATAGGAAATACAAGGTTTCTAAATGTATATCCTGCTGATGCATCGTGGCATAAAAAGATGATGGCAAAGAATCCCAGAATAGTGGAATGGGATATGCCAATGTATTATTACAATTACATGAGAAAAGGTAGTCAGACGGAAATATACAGTAAAAAGGAGGGTGCTGGAAAATAATATGGCTAATTACCTCATACACACATTTCCAAGGCGGTTATGGTATGTCACCGGACACTTAATACCCTCAATGCTCAATCAGGGCATTAACGAGCAAAATATACGGATTTACAACGACGAGAAATGTGAAGGGAATCTTAGAGCCTGTATGAATGCATTTGCAAGCTGTGAAGGTGACGGCGGAACATGGCATTTGCAAGACGATGTTTTGATATGCAAGGATTTCAAAGATAGAACAGAGTGGTATGATCATGGACTTGTATGTGGGTTCAGTAGTTTGTTATATGATGGTGACATAGAAGCCAAGAAAGGTGCAGTAAATAGGGAGAATATGTGGTTCTCCTTTCCGTGTATACGAATACCAAATGACTGGACAAGGGAATGTGCGGAATGGGTTACTACCAAGATCATAGGAAACCCAGTATATGAAAGATATTGGAAAAATGGTGTAAATGATGATTGGAGTTTTAGACAATATCTAAAGACATTTCACCCAGACTGTGTGGCACTTAATATCATGCCATGCCTTGTAAATCATGTAGATTATTTAATTGGTGGCGGAAGCGGTCAGCGAAATAGAAAACATCCTGTAACAGCGCAGTATTGGATTGATGATGACTTAGTGGAGGAATTGAAAAATGCCCTGGATTACGACGAAAGAAGGTAAGAAGATCAATACCGACTGGTTTGATAAAGATGAAAAAACAAAACAGCGGCAGATAGAGGGTAACAAAGCTGAGGCAGATAAGAAGAATAGTAAAGTTAGTAGATTGAGCAAAGAGGCTCCAGAAGTAGATTTACGTAAAGAGTTGCATTCTAAATTATCAACTGAGAATGATTATACTCGTGGTTCAGAGTATCAAGAAAAAGCAAAGCGGCTTGGAGACCTTTGGAGAAGAAGAGACGAAATTCATAAGCGTAATATGGAGCTTTATGAGATAGAAAAGAAGGGGTCTACCATAGATGAAGAAACCTTGCGTGAGTTTGGAGGAGATAGACAGCTTGCAGCTTTATTTGCTACTAAAAATGATGAGGCTAAGGCAGCAGAGCAGGAATTGAAGAAATTGAGAGCTGAAGAGTTAAAATTAAATGATGATTTAGAAAAAGTTCAGCGTGAATTAAAAAGCTATGAAGATAAATATGTAGCTCAGCAGAAAGCCGCAATGAAAGATGATTTTGTTAATGACCGGTTAACAATGTCCACGCAAGTCAAAGATGAGTATGATGGATTTGAAAAAGACACACATATTCCTCACTATCAGAGATTATATGAAAAAGGAGAAGCTATAATTGTAGAGATGTCACCACAAGAGTATTTAAGAAGATGTGCGGTAGATATATTTGATAGTACCTATGAAAGACAGGTAAGAGCAGTTGAAGCAGATGTTAAAAATACCTATAACCTTGCGGATATGATGAGGAGTGGAACCAAGATGTATATGCCTATGCTCAACTATGAGGAAAAGGCTCAAGAGGGTAGACATAGAGCAGCGGCGGCTATATTGAATGGAATTGAGCGAATACCGGTCATGATCGTACCAAAAAAGCGAAGATAATTGTTTATTTTAGATTTAAGATGTGTTATAATAAGGACAGGGGTACAATGATATGTCATTATGGGCTAACATAGTTTCAAAATTAAAGGAGATTATCAAGAAGATGATAGGTAGCAGGACTATTGAGCAGACATTGCATGTCACTCCTATTATGTCATCGCAGATGGAGCATGCGATTGAATTATGGACTGATATGTACAAAGGACAGGCACCGTGGTTACATGAGCCTGATAATTTCAATCCCACTCGTATCGTATCTATTGGGTTGCCCGCTTTAATTGCAAGTGAAAAAGCAAGAACAGCCTTACTTGAATTCAAGTCAGAGATCACAACACCTACCAAAGAGGTTCAGAAAGAAAATCCTAATTATAAAGAACCAGAGCCCGACGAGTTCGGTAATATACTTCCTTCAATGGAGCCAAAATTTATCACTGAAGATAAGCCGGTTACCAGCACTGATAGAGCCGAATACCTGAATAAGCAGTATGAGAAGTTAAAGAAACAACTTCGTAAGCAAATAGAGTATGGTATCGCGAAAGGCGGACTTGTTATTAAGCCATATCTTGTAGCTAATGAAGTAGATGATGAAGATAAAGGTAAGCAGGCTGATTGGCAGATGGAATTTGATTTTATTCAGGCCGATAGCTTTTATCCGTTAGCGTTCGATGCAAGTGGGCAGATTACAGAAGCGGCATTCATACAAACGCAGGTAGAAAAAGATGTTATTTACAGGCGTTTGGAATATCATAGATGGAAGAATAATACGGTAACCATTGTAAATAAGGCTTTTAAATCTACCAACAATAGCAATCAGGGCGATATGACTGGCTTAGACCTTGGTCAGGAAGTACCACTGTCAAGTGTAAATTCTTGGAAAGATTTAAAAGATACAGTCACAATCAAGAACATTCAAAAGCCGTTGTTTGCATATTTCAAGATGCCTGAAGCTAATACAGTGGACACAAGTTCTCCGCTAGGTGTTTCTGGTTATAGTAGAGCAGTTGGTCTTATAAAGGATGCAGATTTTCAGTATTCAAGACTATTATGGGAATATGAAGCTGGCGAGATGGCGATTGATATTGACCGTGATGCTATGGCATTTAAAGAGGGTGCGGATGGCAGTATGCACACTATGCCTAATCAGATGCAAGCGAGATTATTCCGTAAAGTTGACTTAGGAGAAAGTGATACCTACCAACCTTATGCTCCTGCATTGCGTGATACTTCATTTATTCAAGGTCTCAATGCAATTTTGATGAGGATTGAAGATGTTGTTGGTCTTAGTAGAGGTACATTGTCAGATGTTACGCAAGAAGCTCGGACAGCTACGGAAATTAAGATTCTTAAACAGCGTAGTTTCCAAACTAATGCAGATATACAGCAAGCTATAGAGGATTGTCTTAAAGATGTGGTTTACATCATGAATGCCTATTGTGATTTATATGAAATTACAAAAAGCGGAGAATATGATGTATCATTTGAATGGGATGATAGTATTATAGTTGATGTAGACACTGAATTAACAAAGCAGATAACTCTTTTACAGAACGGTCTTACTAGTAAGATTGAAGTAAGGCAATGGTACTTCGGCGAGACTGAAAGACAAGCTCAGGAAGCACTTCAAAAGATAAATGAAGAGTCAGCAAGTGATATGGAAAATGAAATGATTTTAGACTCAAATCGAGAAGATTTTGGTAACAAATCAAATAAATTCAAACCGAAAGGAGAACAAGAATGAACTTAAATGAATTTTTATCAACCCTTACAAGTAGCAATGTGCAGGTAACTCTTATGGATTTAGATACCAATGCTGAGATTATCACGTTAAAAGCATCTGGTTATGAAAGTTTGGATGATGCTATTGAAAACCGTGAAGTAAAGCAGTGGTCAATAACAAGTGCCTCGACTGTGAAAGTGGTGCTCGGTGAAGTGCTTACGACTGAACCATAAGAGAAGAAAGGAGGTTGTTATGACTAACGAAACACTAATTGCTATTGTAGCATCAATATTTGGTTCGACTGGATTTTGGGCATTAATTACAACAATTGGGCAAGCTCACATGAAGAAAGTGAGCGTAGAAGGAAGAATGCTTCGAGGTTTAGCGCATGACCGTATCTGTGAACTTGGTGAGAAATATTTAAAACAGGGTTTTATAACTAAAGATGAGTATGAAAATCTCCATGATTATCTTTTCTTGCCGTATAAAGAACTTGGTGGTAACGGTACCGCAGAAAAGATAGTGGAAGATGTAAAAAGATTGCCTATGAGTAAAGAAAAAGGAGGTACGGAAGCATGAAGTTACCTGACAAGTGGTATGATATTTTAAAATGGATTGTGGTTATTTTCTTACCTGCATTGAATACACTTATATTTGCGCTTGGAAATGTTTTAGATTTTGATAGTAAAGTTGTTTGTGGTATTATTTCTGCTATAACTGTATTTCTTGGAGCCTTGATTGGTGTTAGTACACATTCTTATAAAAAGGGTTTGCAGGAGGAAGATGATGAGTAGAACAGTTATCTTGGGCCACGCTATACACGATGAAAATGGTAAAGCTACTGGAGGAAAACCCGGTGACCAATTGCAAAAGTCAACTCCCGATTATAAAGGAGAAGTGTGTTTAAAAGAGTTTTATAAGAACTCAAAAGGCTGGTTTATTCTCAGATTTAAAAAAGCTAGTTATGCTACAAAGATTGCCAAGATAATGAAAAAAGCTTGTGATAATATACATATTGGTTATTCACAAAGCGACCGCTACGGCATTATTAAATGTGGCACTAAGACCAAAAAGGATTGCAATTCTGATTGTTCAACCTTAGTAAGACAGTGCGTGAAAGAAGCCACAGGAAAAGACCCCGGAGATTTTTACACAGCTAATGAGGTTAAGATTTTACAAGAAACTGGTTTATTTAAACCCGTCATAGAATATCAAGATGAAATGACACTTTATACTGGTGATATTCTTGTAACTAAGACAAAAGGTCATACCGCTATTATAGTTGAAGGTGAGCCTAGAGAAAATCCGTACACTGAACCCAATATGGATGTAACTTCAGTAGAAAACGCTGAAAAGTATAGTCTTAAAGAGTATTCACACGTTGGTCAGTATGTGAGGTGGGTACAATGGGAATTGTGCCGAGTAGGTTTTCAGTCTGACATAGACCGATATGGTGGTATTGATGGATATTGTGGAAGTGGTACTGTATTTTGCATAGAGAGATTTCAAAGAGCAAAAGGTCTTGTTGTAGATGGTATCTGCGGAGTGAAAACACGAAAGGCATTAAAGAAAGCGTGAATATATGTTATCTGAAAACGCCATTGAAAATTTAGCTGATATAATAGCTTTACGGCAAGAAAAATTAAATCAGTATGTAATTAATTTAATTGCCAAGCGTGTCAATGAAATTGGTACACTTAAATCCTCAGATGTGTATAAACTTGAAAGACTGTTAAAGTCTGGTGATGATGTAAAAAAGATAAATGCAGAAATTTCAAGAATAACTGGACTACAGATAGAGGATATAAAGCGTATTATAAAACAAGTGGCGAAAGATAATTATATAGACGCAAAGTCATATTATGATTATCGACATAAAGCTTATATACCGTTTGAAGAGAATAAACCACTTCAGGCTGTAGTTGCGTCTATCGCAAAACAAACAGTTAATACCTATGTTAATTTGTCGAAAGCACAAGCGTTTATGTTGCGTGATTTAAAAGACCCGTCAAAATTAATTCCTACTCCGTTATCTAAAGCGTATTATTCCGTTATAGATGAAGCGGTGCAAGCGAGCCAGCAAGGTACTATTGATTATTCTACTGCTATGCGTAGAACAATGAAACAGCTTGTGGACAGCGGTATTAGACACGTTGAATATAATGCAGAAAGCGGTCGACATTTTAGCCAGAGATTAGATACCGCAGTAAGAAGAAATGTTTTGGATGGTATTCGTGCTATAAATCAAGGAGTTCAAGACATAACAGGTGAGCAGTATGGAGCTGATGGTAAAGAGATATCTGTCCATCAATTTTCTGCTCCAGACCATGAACCTGTGCAAGGCAGGCAGTTTACCAATGAAGAATATGAAAAATTACAAAATGTAGAACCGTTTGAAGATGTGACCGGTAAAAAGTATAAACCATTTGAACGTGCTATTGGCACTTTAAATTGTCGGCACTTTACATACTCAATTATTGTAGGTGTAAATAAGCCTAATTTTACGGATGCTCAGTTAGAAGAATTTGCCGCAAAGAATAATAGAGGATATACGCTACCCAATGGAAAACATCTTACAATGTATGAATGCACTCAGAAACAACGAGAGTATGAAACTAAGATACGCAGATTAAAAGAACGCCAAATGATATTAGAGCAAGCTGGTGATATAGATGGTGCAAAGAGCGTACAAGCAAAAGTTAATTCTGAAATTAAAAAGTACAAAGCATTTTCAAATAAGTGTGGTTTAACAGTTAAGATTAAGAAAATGACTGTATCTGGTTATAAAAAAATAAGTTTAAATTAAATTTTTTCTTGCATTTTAATTTAAATCTTGTTATAATAAATTCAAGGTAAAATATAACTCCAGCGTAAAGAGATATAAAGAACGCACATTCGGTCGAAACTGTAATCGACAGTTAAATAAAACAGAGATAAAGAATGGAGGCAATCTATGAAAGATGTAAAGGAACTTTTTGACCAAGCGGAAGATGGTACATTGACTTATGAACGGTTTATGGAATTAGCTAAACAAGCTAATGCAAAGCTGGTTGACCTCAATGAGGGAGGATATGTATCTAAGAACAAGTATGAAGCGGAGCTTGATGCGAAAGCTAAGGAAATTGCTACTTTGAGCGGTACAATTTCAACTCGGGACACTGATTTAGCAACACTTAAACAGCAACTTGAAGCGGCTGGCGCTGATACGGGAAAACTTAATGAATTAACTGCTCAGTTTGCAGAACTTCAAAACAAGTACGATACGGATTCTAAAGCGTATAAGAAACAGCTTGCACAACAGCAATATGAATTTGCGGTTAAAGAGTTTGCTGGCACTAAGACATTTTCAAGTCAAGCGGCAAAAAGGGACTTTATACAGTCTATGATTGCCAAACAGTTAAAGATGGAAGGAGATTCCATACTAGGTGCAGATGATTTTGTAAAAGTCTACACTGAAAATAATCAGGACGCATTTATGGAAGAATTAACCCCTGATGATATTAATGCGTTCAATACTGAACCTGAAGCGAAACCTCAGTTCGTGAGTTCAACTCCCGGTGTAGAGGATACGCATTCAACAGACCCCACAGGTGGATTTTTAAGCGCAATGCATTTTACACCTGTAAGACCATTACCAAATGATTAAAGGAGGATTCAATTATGCCTACTTCTTATGTAGCACCCGCCAACAATGGCACCACCGGTACCTATAATGGTTCTACCGCAATTGGAGCACTGAATTACGCTACCGAATATTCGAGGGCACTTTCTCAGATGTGGCCGTACGTTCTGAATTTCGGCGCTCTTTATAGCACACCGAACAATGGACGGTATCGTTGGGTAAATGCAAAGACTATTGAGATTCCTAGCATTTCGACCACTGGTCGTGTTGATGCTGACAGGGATACCGTGGCATTTGCACAGCGCAACTACGACAATGCATGGGAGGCAAAGACTCTTTCTCATGAGAGGAAGTGGAGCACTCTTGTACATCCCATGGACATTGACCAGACCAACATGGTTAGCACTATTGCTAATATCACACAGGTATTCAACGAGGAGCAGAAGTTTCCTGAAATGGATGCATACTGCATTTCTGAGATTTTCAACAAGTGGCTGTTGACTAGCAATCCTCGTACTGGTGCTTCTCATACTCCCGATACTACGGTTCTTACCACTTCTAATATTCTTGGCATCTTTGATGACTTGATGTTAAAGATGGATAACGCTATGGTACCTGCAAATGGTCGTATTCTGTATGTAACGCATGAAGTAAATGTACTTCTTAAGGAAGCACAGGGCCTCAGCCGTTCTATGGATATCACCAAGGGACCTAACGCTATTGATAGGCGTGTAAATAGACTTGACCAAGTACAGATTATACCTGTTCCGTCAACTCTTATGAAAACTGCTTATGACTTCACCGTTGGTTGGAAGGTTGATGATAGCGCAAAGCAGATTAATATGTTCCTTGTACATCCGCTTGCAGTTATTACTCCTGTTTCTTACACCTTCTCCAGACTGGATGCACCCAATGCACTCAGCGAAGGCAAGTATGTCTACTACGAGGAGAGCTTTGAGGATGTATTTATTCTCAATAAGAAGTCGGATGCTATTCAGTTCAATATTACTGATAGTGGTTCAACTACTACTACCGAGACCACGGAAACGACAGAAACGACCGAGACTACCTAAGGAGGCATTATATGTCGTTGATTGATAGCAATACAGTACGGGTTAAACGGGGCGGTTCATTTTTGACTATACCGAAACTTGCGCTTGAAAGATATGTTGCTAAGGGTTATGCTTTAGTAGATAATGCTGGCAATATAGTGCAGTCTGAAACCTCAACTGATTGGAAAAATCTTTATGAGCAACAGGTGATTGAGAATAAAATTCTTAAAGCACGAATCAAAGAGCTAGAGAAAAAGTCAGCCAAAGATGAAGAGCCAAAAGCGGTTGATACTGCTAATGCTCGTAAAGTTAAACGGTCTAAGTGATTCTTTGAAAGGTGGTGGATTTTAGTGTATCTTACATATCAGGAATATCAGACAATGGGCGGTACATTAGATGAAGCCACCTTTGATGATTTAGAATTTGAGGCTGAAACACTTGTAAACTGGCACACTTTTAACAGACTTAAAAAAGATACTACTTTTCCAGATGAGTTAAAGCGATTGATGAAATATCTTGTGAATATGGCATCATTCAAAAACAAGATTGTTTCGGCTAGTTCTGGACAACCCGATGCTACTTCAAATGGCGTTATTTCTTCACAATCCAATGACGGCGTATCTGTTAGCTATAATGTGTTAAGTGCTAAAGATTTAGCCGAAGATATTGAAGTTGATAGTAAGAATGCTATTGAAAAGTATTTACAGGGTGTTATGAATGAAGCTGGACAACTGCTTTTATATAGAGGAGTATATCCAAATGAGTAAACCTGGATTTCCGATATGGTGGGAAACTACTATAACGGTTTATAATAAATTCACTGATACTCAAACTGATTTGGTTAGATGGTATCGAAAAGTTATAACTGACTGTTTTTGGAAAATGTCAGGAGCCGAAGTTAATGTGGGTGGTACGGTATTAGATTCAAAATCTATTACGTGTAGAATACCTAAAGACGATAAATTTCTTGAAAAGCAAGTGTGGGTAGAGCTTCCGAATGATGAAAAGGGAAATTATTTTACACTTGCCCCTGGAGATATCATTGTAAAAGGTGAGTGCACAGAGGAGATTGATGAATATACCAAAGGTCATCGTTCTACAGATTTACTTGGTAAATATCGAGAATATCAAGCTTGTATGGAAATAACTGAGTATTCTAACAACACAGGTTCGGGCAGAAATAATGAGCATTATTTTGTGAGAGGGAAGTGATAGTGTGGCTCAGATAACTATTGAATTACAATCTAAGGTAAATCAAATATTAATGAAAAAACTTGATTTACTCAAGGAAGATGAAATTGGTAATTCAAGAATGATGTACGCTATACATAATACCTTAGCTAAACGATGTGACCCCTATGTACCATTTTTAGAAGGACCGCTTTCTCAAACTGCGGTAGTTACTTCTGAAAGTGTTAGATATATTCAGCCGTATGCTAGATATCAGTATTACGGTGATGATTTTAACCATACTTTGGAATATCATCCATTAGCATCTGCTCGGTGGGATGAGGCCATGATGCGGGACCGTGGAGATGAGTTTGTACAAGAGGTTGAAGAGATAATAAGGGAAAGGGTGAGACAGGATGGCAGTAGATAAAAACCAAGCTGTTATTGATTTTTTGTTAGATTGCCCCACAATAATGTACAGCCCGTTATTTTTCAACTTCTTGAATGCTAAAGATGATAATAAACAAATTGTAACACAAGCTAATGATACGGTAATGAATCGAAAATATATTGATGGTAGCGTTATGAAGCGTTATACATTCACAATTATAGATTTTCGGTCTGTTGCGTATCAACCAGTGCCAAAAGTAGTGGGATATACAAGTGAAAATGTTGAAGAGTTATTTGATGTTCAAGGAATAATGGATTGGATAAATGAACAAGACGAATTAGGGAATTATCCTGATTTTGGTGAAAATTGTTTTATTGATTCAATGCATACTACTTCAACTAACCCTAATTTAAATGGGGTAGATACTCAAATAACTCCCGCATTAGCTAAGTATAGTATGTCTATTCAGATAGACTATATAGATAAATCAAAATCAATTTGGAATTAAAGGAGGATATAAAATGGCGGCAACAACTACGATTAAGCAGATTAACTTAAATCAAGGCCAGAGAGCGGAACGTAAATTACTTATCACCGTAGCAGAGTGGGAAGAGCCTACTCTTGACGGTAGTACCACTGGAATTGAAGAAGTGCGTGAATTGCTTGGCGTAAGAACTGAGGACAGCGCAATTGAGTACAATCCCGATATTCAGGAAAGTACCGACATTCTTGGCAATAACTATACCGATGTGAACAAGACCCAGCCTTCACAGAGTTTTGACCCGTTCCTTATCTTGGGTGGTTCCAGACTTGGCGCTTTCTTGAACGATATTAGGCGCAGAAATGCACTTTCAGAACTTCAGCAGTTTACCATCTACGTTATTACGGCATTCGTTGGTACTTCCGGGCAGTATGAGTGCGAGAAGCATACGGATTGTTCTATCACTTATGATAGCATTGGTGGTGATGCTAATGTGAACTTCCCTATCACCGTCCACTTTAGTAACAAGATTACCACTGGTACTGTTGATAAGATTGCGGCTGATTTCCAGTTTAGTGCTGATGTAACTATTTAATGGGAGGTTGTTATGGCATTGACCGATAAAAAGACCCCTTCTCAGAAAGAGTTGGACGATAATGTAGTGGATATAAATCTTGACGGAGTTACCCGGACAAGATTTCGTATTAACGGAGATAATTCAGCAGTTATTGAACTGAATCTTTCTGACCTCGGCATTAAGGACAGACTTGAAAAGGGCATGGAGAAGTTGGAAAAGGAGATGCAGGATATTGCAAGTCTTTCCAACGATGATGAAAACCTTTCTGAAATTCTGAAACAGGCAGATGCCAGAATGAGGGAATGCGTAGATTATATTTTTGATTCACCGGTATCCGCGGTATGTGCTCGTTATGGCACTATGTACGACCCGAAGGATGGTAAGTTCAGATATGAGACAATCATTGACGGGCTGACCAAACTGTATGCCGACAATATTAATGCTGAGTATAAGAAGCTCGATGCCAGACTTAAAAAGCATACTGATAAATATACCGTACCCGCAAAGGGAAAGAAGAAATAATCCATGTATAGTTTACAAACCTCCGTGGAAGTAAATCAAGCATCATTCGCCATCCGTAACAAGGGTGATTTCCGGATGGTGCTTGATTGCTTTGAAGCGTTAAACGACACTGAATTAACACCTGTAGAAAGAATGTATTCAGCTTTAATAATTTTCTATGAGGACTTAAATAGTCTTGAAGATATTTTTGAATATAAAGATTATTTAACTGAATTAGAAAATTCTATGATGACATTTTTTAATGGCGGTGATTCAGATGTTCAAAGTAATACGCACAATTATAAACTTATAGATTGGAATAAAGATTCCAATTTGATTTGTTCTGCTATAAATAATGTCGCAAAGCAGGAAATACGTGCGTTAGATTATCTTCACTGGTGGACATTTTTGGGTTACTATATCTCGATTGGAGAATGCCTTTTATCCACAGTCGTTTCGATTAGATATAAAATTGCTAAAAATGAAAAGCTTGAAAAACATGAAAAAAAGTTTAGACAGGATAATCCTGAATACTTTAATATAGATTTAAGAACCTCAGAGCAAAAAGAAGCCGACGATTATGTTAAAGGATTGTGGGGTGAGTAAATGGACCATGAAATTGAACTTGGAGTTGATTTAAATATAAAGGATGCAGAAAAATCAGCTAAAGAATTACAAAAAGAAATACAAAATGCACTTGAATCAAATAAAGGACAAAAATCATCAACTTTAACTAATGCCGAGATACAGTTAAAAAGAACTCGTCAGCAATCTATTGACCTGCAAAAAAGTATTGAAGATACACATAAAGAGCTTGATGCATTAAGTGACCGTAGAAATACTATTCTGGATTTGAAAAAATCACAAGAGGATGTTAAAGAATGGAGCAATGCAGTTGCAAAAGTTAAAAGAAATATGGAAGAAGCCGAGGCAGGTTTTACAAATCAAATAGGCAAACAATTTGAAATAGAAATTGATGGGGTAGTGGGCAGTTTGGATGACCTAAAGGCATCATTAGAGTATTGGAGAGCACATCCCGAGGGTAACGAGGAAAAACTCAAAGATTATCAATACATATATGATGAAACTATAGCATATCTTAGAGATAAACCGATTTTGTGGGAAAGTGGTATGTTTGAAGGCTATGAACTCTCTATGAATGAAATTAAAGAATTTTATGAAGAGATGTCTGAAAAATATGCCCAAATACAAAAGCATCAACAAGAACTTGTTAAACACGCCAAAAATATTGGTGTAAGTATGATGGATGATAAATTATCGCATCCGTCTAGTCAACTAAAAATTATTGAAGAGGATGAAGAGCAATTAAACGCTCAATTAGATTCTCAACTTTTAAAACAAGACCAGATAAATGATAAATTAAAACAAGCAATAATCCACTATGATGAGTTATTGGATAAGAAAAAAGATTCTGATATGCCTGATGAGTTTAAGAATGCTAATCAAAGCATAACAGCACTTTCCAGCTCATTGCGCGGAATCACTAGACTTATACCAGGATTAAGTTCTAGAGGCATCATGGCTGTTTCTATGTTAACTCGTGGTGTTAATAAACTTACTAAACTAACCGCAAAAGACCTTGTAAATGCTATCGGTTATGTCACTAAGGCATTTGGAAAATTAATTGTAACTATCATTAAAAATCCAATTCTAGTTGCTATTGGTGCGCTTATTGCTGGTATTGTATTTCTAGTAAAAAAACTTAAAGAAGCATATGAGCAGATTAAGGAGCTAATAGATAAGATTGCGGAAGGGCTTAAATCCAGTTTTAAATATCTAGTAAAAGCTGTACCTAAGTTTTTATATCAGATTACAACTGGTCTTATGAAGATAAATAAACTTATCTTCGGTACTTTATTAAAAGGAATCAAGTTAATTTTCAGTCAAGTGTTTTTAAAGGGTATTATATCCGGAGTTAAAACTTTAATTGCATCTGTAAAATCACTAACTGGAATTGTAAGAGAAAATCTTGATTTGCTTGCAAAATGGAATCATGGTAATAATGAGGTTAACACATCATTATCAAATATAACCTCTTCTTTAGCATACTTAAAAGCATCTATAACCTCGGCTTTTGTACCTATACTTAAACAGGTTGAACCTATTTTAACTAGCATTATAGATAAACTTGCCGAAGCTACTACTGCTATAGGTATGTTTATTGCAAAATTAACTGGTGCTTCAAGTTTTCAAAAAGCTATTCGTAGGCAGAAAGATTATGCTAAAAGTTTAGAGGACACAAATAATCAGCTTGCCGCATTTGATAAGTTGAATGTCATTAGCCAAAAAGAAGATGAGTCAGTTGGATTTGAGATGGTCGATATGGAAGAAATTGACCTACAAGCACAATCCATTGTTGGCTGGTTTAATAGTTTAGAAAAAGCCGGTAAAGATACTGCACAAACTGTTACTAATTTCTTGAAGTCTATACCGTGGAATGATATTACGGAAGGTGCTAAAAATGCGAGTCTGGCAGTATCAAATTTCATTAATGGGTTCATGAGCAATCCTGAAGTTGGAATTGATTTGGGCTCTTTCTTTGGTAACCTCATCAATACGATTAATACTAGTATTGATACATTCATTGGCAATTTGAATGAATCTAATTTAGCTCAACGAATTAGTGATACACTGACAAGTTTAGTAAAAACTGTTAAATGGGGTGATTTAGGGGAAACATTTAGCAATTTGTTTAATAAACTTATTAGGATGCTGGTAAAACTTTTCAAGAATGATTCTGAAGGTGAAAATCTTGGTTCTAAGATTGGTACAGCCTTTTCAAAGTTTTTAAATAAAGCATTGAGAGTAGATTGGGATGAAGCTGGTAAGGCATTAGGTTTAATCGTTAATAATATCCAATCATTCTTTGACAAGTTGTTTAACAAGCAAGATGGTATAAAGTGGGACAAACTTGGTAAAAAGATGGGTCGTTTTATTAAACGTGCTATTAAAACGATTGATTTTGAAGCTATTGGAACTACGTTAAAGAATATGTTTGAAAAAGCTTTGACCTTCTTTGCTAATCTTATATCATCTATTGGTGGAGATACTTTAGCTCAGGCTGTTACTGACCTTATAACTGGATTCTTGGGAGATTTGAATTGGGATGATATCCAGTCCGCTATTAATGATATTGCAACAGAGTTAGCAAAATTCTTAAACGGATTATTTACTCCTGAAAATCTTGAACTTGTAGCTTCCACACTAGCAAATGCTTTAACTGCACTATTTAATGGTTTATATACATTTGCACAAGAAGTTGACTGGCAAAAATGGGGTAGAGCTATTGCCAGAGCAATTAACACATTTGTTAAAGAATTTGATTGGAAGCTGGCTGGTAAAGCAGTGAATAAAATTGCCAAAGGTTTGTTAGATACGTTATTAGAGGCAGTTAGAGAAATCAATTGGACTAGAATCGGCAATAAGTT